ATCTGCCGCGTTGTTCTTTTCAAAAGAAACTTGACCGCTTGCGGCTTTGATATATTGTCCGTATTGACCAGTTGCTGATGTAGGGAATACAACGGTTACAGTGCTATCGCCTGAATTGACAAAGCAATCTTCATCCCCGATGTTTTCAAGAATAACGTAATCGCTTTTGTCGCCATCGAAAGACTTTGCCGCCGATGTATCTGTTACCGCTGCAATTACGGTTTTACCGCCTATTTTACTTACTGGCTGGGCCATGTTTATCTCCTATTTCTTTATTGGATTAACTCTAATTGTGGGAATTTCCTTGATAACGCCCAAATCTTTCAAAGGCGGGTTTCTCAAGTAATTTGAAACGCTGTTGATTTGCTCAAGCGTTGGTTTTTTCGCGATTGTTTCCAAGAATTTAATCCCTTTGTCTGTGAATAGAAGTTCATTATACCTTGCGGCAAATTCAGGATTTGATCTTACCATTTCTGTCAAAGAAGGGGTAAATTTATCTGCAACCGCGCTCAATATTCCACCCGTAGGAAGCGTTGCAGTTTCCTCACGCAAAGCATTTGCAGCCGATGTAATGGACTGGCCTGTTGCCATTCTTTCGGTCGCCGCCATGTTATCTAGCAAGCCGTTAATTTCCTCAATGCGTTTAACCTTGGCTTCACCAACCAATGCAACCAGTCTGCGCCTTGCGTCACCATCTGGGATAATTGCTTTGCCAAGGTTAAAGCTTTGTTCCTCACCCGCGTTTGTAGCAGTACGGCGCAATCCCTGTAGTCTGCTTTTTGCATAAGCCCCCGCCAAGGCTTCGCGCATTTTGGTTTCGTCAACCCCTGCTGATTTAATACGGGCAAGAAACTTGGAAACGTCTTGTGGATCGCGCTTCATAAGGTCGTCTGCAATCTCACTTACATTCCCGTTCATGGAAGCCATTTTTCCTAATGGACTGTCTTTCAGGGTTTTCAGTGCGCCTATATCTTCGCTGTATAAAGCCCTTGCCATTTTGTATTGAGGGAATTGGCTTTCAATAGCCGCGTCAATTTCATTCATAGCTGATTTTGCAGCCGTGGCGGTTCCCGTGTCACCTGACCTAAAGGCTTTATCAGACATTTCGCGCAAGTGTACTCTTGCCGCATGAAGGGCAACCGTCGAATTGTAAGGCAGCTTTTCCAAATCCGCAGCGTCAACGCCCAAGTCCGTAAGCTGGTTTTTTACGTTCGTAAGTGTCGCGGGGTCTGTGCGCCACGCTTCCATAGCTTTTACCGCCATAGGATTAGCCAATACAGGCTTAATCGCGTCAACGGGAACGGATTTATCCACTCCAACGGATGCGGAATAATAAGGCTTTGCTCGTGTTTTCAGCTTTTGCGCTTGTGCGTCAATGGCATCTTTAGCCATCTTAGCCGCCGCGTTCCCGTATTGTTCAGCGTCTTTATAAGAACCAGAAAGTTCTTTGATAATTTCTTGATTAAGCTTTGGAGCCTGTACCTTGCGAATATCAGCCAAAGCATCCGCAGCTACCTTGGAACCTTGAGAACCTCTCGCCATTAAAGACGATTGCGTTGCCATGCTTGGGATGCTGCTTGTTTGGGCAATAGAAGGCGTTACACCAAGGCGACGCGCCAAAGAGTAGTCTTTCACCGCTTGTTCAGGAGAAACACCCTCACGGCGCAAGGTTTGGAGCATTAAGGCTTCCGGCTCTGGTAGGTTTCTAAATTCTTTCGGAAGGTCTGCATATATGTATTTTTTACTTAATCCCTGACCAGCTTTTTCAGCGAGATTTTCAGCAACCTTGGCAGTTTTAACCGTGGCAGCGATTGGCAGATTAACCGCAGCCTTACCAGCAGCTTTTACCGCCGTAGTTGCCCCGCCTACTGCCGTTTGTGCGCCCTTGACCAATGGATTTGCAGCCAAGCCTATATTTGCCAAGTTACCGATTGCAGAAAGGTTACCAGCCAATTCAGGACGGCGTTGTTCAAAGTTTTGCCAGCCTTGCCCTGCGCTTTGTGCGGATTGGCCTATATAATCCTGAACGCCTTGCGGGGTTACAGTTTGGTAAACGGTTTTTAAAGCTTCGGGGACAAAATCAGGTGTTAAAGTTGATACAGTTTCACCCGCCAAGTCAGATAGAAAACCGCCACCGACATTACCATATACTTGCAACGCCTTAGACGGATCGCTTATTTCAGGATTAGCTAATATCTTCTCGCCTTGCTCACGGCGTTTTGCTGCCAGCGTTCCTACACGTTGCATAAAGCTTGGCGCGTCATTAACTTGACCCGATTGCGGGTTATAGCCAAATTCCGCATCTAGTTCTGCGATTTGTTCAGGGGTTAGTGGCATTATTTAATTCCCCTCATTTTTTTATATTCGGCTATTTGATCTTTTGTATAACCGCGAGATTCTAGGTTTTTCACTACTTGACCAGTTTTTACACTTGCGGCCTTATCGCCTACTTTCAATCGTGGCCCTTGAATAACGCGCTCTGGCTTATATCCGTATTGAGTAGCAATATCTTTGTACTGGCTTGTTCTTTCGTTAAACAAGTTTTCAGCCGCTTTATATTGTGCCGTTGCCTGATTGACAAACTGATCGCGCATTTCAGGTGTCAAGCCATTACCGTCAAGGGCTTTGTTATACGCGTTTAATGCCCATGTAGGCAAACCACCAGCGTTTTCAGCCGTTGCGTATTCGCCTTCACGAACCGTAGAAGATGGGTCAAGGGATTTCATGAAGCTAAATATGGTAGCAATTGCACCCGCGCCCGTAAGGTCTTTAGAACCAGCAAGAATGGCCTGATAGCCACGTTCCTGCAATCTAAAGTCTTTCACGTCCGGCAAGCCCTCAAACTCTTTACGAAGCTCACCCTCACCTTTTACGGCGGCTTCCTGTCCTTTGACTTGCGCTTCGGCTGCTTTGATTTCGTTTTCCGCTTGCTGTGATTGGAAGTCTGCCATACTGGAAAGATATGTCGCGCCGTATTTTTCAGGATCGACTTGCGCCAATTGTCCAAGCTGTTGTAAATAGCTTGGCACTTCCGGCGGTTTGGAAACTGTTACGCTAGGCTGTGTTGGCTGCGCCATAGGCTGTACTTGCGGAACCTGACCCTGCAAGCCAAACGATGCCAACGCGCCTTTACCGCCTTCCATTTCCGCCATAGCAGGAAGAAGTTTAGGAATATCGGCGGTTGTCAAAATTTGATCGGGCGGTATACCAGCTTTTTTAGAAACAAAGTCAATATAACTCTGCGTGTTATTCTCGCTTGGCGGTGCCCACGTTGTGATTAGGTTAGCCAGATTAGGGGCATAGTTCTCGCCAAAGCGCGCTTTCATGGCAGGGGAGTTGCCTGTTATCTTTGCGGTTAAATCCTTTGTAGCGGCGTTAATTCCCTCTTGTGGGGAACCGTAAGACTGGAAGCCCGTATCAGAACCGACTGGACGCATATTTAGCGGGTTGTTATTGCGTACCGATAATGGAGCGGCTTCGTTAGGATTGATGCCTGTAGGTGCGCCATATTGCGCCAAATTACCGCCACCCATGATGTTTTTCAATGCGGCTTGTTTATCAATCTCGGCTTGCTGCTTTTGACGCGCAAGTTCGATCTCTTGCTGTTTCAATTGATAATTCAAATTTGTTTCAGGATTGGAAAGCGGGTCCTGATATGCGCGTAATTGCTCTTGTTTGATTTGCGTGTCAAGGCCGCGATTAGGGTCAGCGAGTGCGCCAAGTTGACCAGCGTATTGACCAGCATAATATTGCGGGGATGCCCCTGCAAGTGCCGATAGATGTTTCATGGCATTGGCAGACGTAGGGGTTTGCGCCTGATTTACTGCACCCGCAAGGCGTGAGAATATATTCCCGTCCTGACCGATTGGACGCGCTTGTGACGGGTCAGTGTTGCCTAGAACCTGATTGAAATTAGATAATGCGCTGGAAACTTTACCAACGATAGGAGGGGCGAGTGTAGTGCTGCCGCCGCCGTTCCAGTTAATCGTTTCAGGCGAAAACAAATTCGCGAGATTGTCAAATAATCCCATGTTACGCCTCTCTAAATTTCACGCCGATTTTATCGTAATTAACGGCATAGAAGCCATCAATTTCCGTCACCGCTTCGGGATTGGTTTGAAGCACGTCTTGAGCCATGACCCCTATGTATGTTTTCTTATTCGGATTATCGCGGTCTGATTTATAATTGAATTTATAAACATTATGCCCGTTTTCCGTACCGATTAGCTCGATATTGTCTTTCAGGTTTTCGTCAGAGAACATAGAAGCGATAGACGCAACGCTCGATGCCGTATTAAGCAATCCACCAATCCCGCCGCCTGTTTTAACAGTCGATGCAGGGGCGGAGTTAAGGAACGCGCCCGAAGGATAACCAGACATAATGCTTTGCAGCCATTCAGTCGCAGCCAATGGAGCCTGTTGCATCCCTTGGTTTTGCGTTTGTTGCATACCGCCTGTTTGAAGAAGGTTATTGATGCCCGTTTGCTGTTGGGAAAGCCCTGTATTGAGTGCCGTGTTATATTGACCACCCAACAGGGACCCGATTGTATTCATCCGTGACAAGTCAATGTCATTCGCGTCAAGTAATTGACGGTTAGAGCCTACTTGCCCCGCAGCGTTCATATTCTGCTGCAATACGCTGTTTTCGCCTTGCGCTTGTCTGTTGACCTCGGAAATAACCGAGTTCATGTAGGGGTTCATATACGGGGCAATAAGTCCCTGTATGCTTTCCTCTGTTGGAGCGGCAGCATTTCGCGCCATTCCAAAAGCTGTATTCTGATCTTGTGTAAATGCGGCTGGCTGGAATAGTGACGTATCACCCGCCAAGGTTTGCGCATTGTTTACATAGGTATTATATGCGCCTTGTGCATTTTTAGGCAGTGAGTAAAAGCCACTTGCGGGGACGCTTGTCTTTTGACCGCCCATTAAACCTGAAAAGAAACCCATACTTTACCTCACTCGCATATTACATTATAATTGTCGGTTTTTAAATATATTTTTGGCATTAGTAATCAGTCTCAATGTAATCACTCATTAAATCAATACCGACTGCCAAAGCTGTAGCGTTATTTGTTCTATATCCCCACATATAAGAAAGCAGGGTAGTTGTGGCGGGAAGAATTACACCGCCTGAACCGTTGATTGTTCCCTCTGCGACGTATGACGTGCCTAATCTTGTGACGCGCCATTTCAGCACACCGTTCTGGTTTGGCGGAGAGAACAGAACAAGTTCGTAAGCGTCTGCGCTTCCTGCCGTAATGGGGAAGTCCGAACCTAAATCAATCGGGGTTTGAGCGGACGAACCGCCATAGTAAAATTTTAAATTTGTATCAGATGCGCCATGGCCTACGCCAATCGCGTTAGTAAGCGTTGATGGTTCTACGTTTGTAGGGGCTGTGGTAGTTGCGTTAACGCCGATAAACATTCTAGCACCAGCAACAGTCGCAGCGTCGGAAATACCGAAACGGGTAACTTTGTGAAACCCGCCGAGCGTCCCGTCACCTAATGTAATTTGCGCCGCGCTCTGCCTGACGCTAGCAAGAGAGCCTACAGTCGCGGCAGAAACAAATCCCAATCGTCTCATGCGCGTAAAAAGGTTAGTTGTAGCTACGTTTCTCGCTGTCGCCGTACCTACGGAAGTTAGCGCGCCGTAACCTAAAACGCCGGGGACAGTATTCGCGTTTCCGGGTGGATTCCAATATCCTATTTTATTCCCCGCAAGAAATGGCTGTATTGGCGTATCTACACCCGAGGGCCCGATCCATTTAGGCATAATGCGACCACCTACGGATTTGGCGTATATTGTCACCGCGCCCGTTGGAGCGGATGGGTCAGTTGTAGCCGCAAAATCAAGACCTGACACTTCTCCCGACAACGTCCCATAAGCAAGGCTATTCCATGCCGTAACCCCATCACCGATCTTATACTGCCCAGTGGTAAGATTTAAGCCTAACTCACCTTGTGCCAATACAGGATTAGTGCTTGTCCAGTTTGCAGACGTATCGCGTCTAAATTGGATTAAATCAGCCATTACGCGCCACCCCCGTCAATTCCTGTTGCCGTGTAAACACTTGCGGATGAACCTCCGTCGATGTTTGATGACGAACCGATTGTCATGTTTCCGCTTCCTAAAATACTTGTACCGTTGATTGTTTTAATATTCGTGCCAGAAACCAGCGCGTCCTGTTTATTGTCTAACTCCGCTTGCAATCCCGTAACATCTGAAATATCAACAGGCCCACCACCTCCGCCGCCACCTGATCCGCTATAAGGAAGCGATGACCATGCAGTTACACCGTCACCGCCTTTTATTTTACCCGTATCAAGTTCAAGGCCAAGCTCACCCGAAACCAAAACAGGGTTAGCCGATGTCCATTCCGCAGCAGTTCCTCGCCTTACTCTAATTCTATCTATAACAGGCATTATGGAGTACCCCCGTCAAGTTCTGCACGATGTTCGTCAATATCAAGAAATCGCTTTCTGATAATATCGCGCAATGTTTCCGCCACGTCTTTCAAGTCGCCCGTTGTGATCTGTCTATACGGTTCCATTAGTTACGCCCCGCTAGTTGTACTTGTTCAAACCATGCGCCCATTTGCCAGTCTTGGCCTAGCTCGTCGCCGGATAGTGTGTATTGGTAAAACTTACCGCTAATTGTCGTTGGTATTCTTTCCTGCGTGGACGAACAAGTGTAATCGTTATCCGTTGTCAATGCGGTTGATTGCGGCCATGCCCTGCCTTGGACATTGATGTTTATATTGCCCGTTTGAATACTATCAGGAATAATGCCTTGAACCGAAACAACTCTAGCCGCGCCCTGTTGGCGTGTATTGAATTGCAAAGACCAAGGCATTGAAACGCCATTAGCATCCTTGCCAGTTTCATGTCGCATTATCTTACTGTCAGTCGTAGCGAGGCGTGGAACAGAAAGATTGATCTCTGGATACTCAGCCGCAGTTCTATCCATTTCCAACGGCCACCATGAGAAGTCATTAACAGAAACAACCGCAACCCTATCAGGCTCGTTTGAACCGGAGGAAGGATAGTGGAACCAGACTTCGCCGAATTTCTTATTGTACCATGCAAAAACTTTTGACTTTTGACCGTAGTTAAGATTGTCAAAAACATATCTTAACATTGTAGATTGCCCGCCTGTATTGCTTGGCACGATCTCGACTTGACCTCCGCGCCACATATAGAAGTTATCAACCCCCATCCACATGACAATACCGTTTACGACAACCCGCGCCATTGGAGCGATAATGCCTATGGCTTCTAGTGGTTTAATCGCCCAGACACCCGCAGTCCTGCCAATAAACCGCATTGTATAGCAGCGTTGTTCTGTCCAAATAAGGTTAGTACCGTTGGAGTTGGCATGGGAAACCAAACGCCCCGCGCCCTCGATGTTATCTTCAAAAACGGTATTCGTGGAACTGGCTGTCCAGTCCTCAATATCTCCCTGATTTGAGGAGAATATCTTATTGGAAACACCCCCCGCGCCGAATGTAACTAAAGTATTATCAGAAATAAAAGCATAGTTTACGTCAGTCGGGGCGTTGGCAACCGCAGTCGGCGCAGTCGTTGTCGAGCCATCCCATTCATATACGGGCGTCCCGTTACCAGCGTTTAAAATAACTGTGTCCGCGAATTTATCCATAAACCATATACGGGGAAGGGTTTTACCAGAGTTTGAAACCAGCGCAGTTCCGTATAAGCCATCTCCATAAAGGCCCATACCGTAACCCTGTCCAAAGGCTTCGTTCTGGCTTCCTGCGTCAATTTCTTCGTAGTAAACCGTGGACGCTCCACCCGCAGAAGATACGCTTGAAGTAGCAGTTCCACCTGTCATAACGTCGAATGTCGTGGCCGTTATGTTTCTTGCGATAAATTCCGCGTTGATACTTGCAGCCAATATGCCGCCTGTATTAGACGCGCCTGAAATCCTTACACGTTCCCCATCAATTACAGTGTGTGATACTTTTGTCACGGTAATCAATCCGCTTGATCTAACTACCGCACCGCCACTACCTGTAGCTGTGGAGCTTGCGGTCGTAGCCGCGTTAACTTCATACCATCCTGTGCCGATGTTTCTAATCGTGTGAATGGTATTTAAAGCAGCCGCTAATATACCACCCGTATCGGTTGCGCCTGATAGAGTTACCTGATCTCCAACCTTAAACGTAGCGTATGCGCTGTCCGTAATGCGTACAGTTTTGCTGCCGCTTGTCGTAGCAATCGGATTACTCCCCAACGTGGCGTAATTCGTTGCAAGTGCGTGCGCAATAGATACGGACGTGGTTTTAAACGGGGTTATATTAGTAAGTACTGATCCGTATATATTATAAAGCCCTGTATGAGTACCTACTAATGTTTGAACCCTGTTAGAGAATGTCGTCGAGAATATGGAACGGGCAATGCCTGAAATAGAACCGCTATCGAATGTTTGTTCTGTGTACCCGCCAATCTTTTCCGGTTGGCCTTCAACAAAACGAATATTGCTCGACATCGTATAATGCTTGGTAGCCGTGGACGTGCTATCGGTTTCAGGCTCTATGCCCGAAACACAATTCAGCGGGATAACGTCAGAGACGGTTGTGGACATTAGGCGGTTTTCTGCGCTTCGAATGTTGTATAAGCTGGAACGGTTGTAGATGCGTTTTGCGGTATTGCGTAAAGCTCGAAATAGTCTCCATTCGTGCAAATAACTTCCGTTACAATGCAGCCGCTAGGAGCGTTTGCGCCACCCGCCGAAGCCCATCCAGCTTTCTTAATAGCTGTGCCGTTCATTCTCAATTCAAGAGTGTGCTGGGATAAGCTTCCGTCAACCCATCCCGCCGATCCATAAAGTCTAACGCGACCGTCAAAATTGACTGTAATCCTGCCAGTGTTTACGCTTGTCGAGTGCCATCCGTCATCATCAAATTCTTCGCTGTCAAATAGCAATAGAGTTGTGCCGGATACGGCTTGGCCTGTTGACTGTGTGCATTTAACCGATGGATAAGACGAAGGCACTACGGACGCAGCTTTCGTAAACCATGCCGTAGCATTGCTTACAATCTCCACACTGTCATATTGCGTTGTCGTCGAGTATGTCGTAGCCCCGTCAAGTGTTTCCGTGGAATTAGGGTCAATCGTTACCGCATTGGCGGAGCTATCAATCTTCTTAATCGTAACCACAAAGCCATTACCAGCCGTGGCAGCAGCAGGAAGCGCGATAGTCACAGCCCCCGCAGTAGCATCGACCAATATAAGCGCGTTTCTATCCGTGGTTAGAACTGTGTAGTTTGCTGTTTTCGTGGAGATAGTCGAATATGTTTTATCGCTTACACCCTTAACAATCGTGTCAAGGCTGTCGAAGTTATCATTCAGATAACCGCCCCATAAATCTTCATCAATCGCATCGCCAACCAGCGGCTTGTAAAATGAATAGTTAGTCGTTGTATTCGGCATTTTTATGCTCCCAAATATCGAAGATATATTGACGCGGCTTTAGCATTTGTCTTTCAGGCTCGGTCAGAGGACGTTGAATAACACCCTCCGACTTTCTCACTTTATTTTCCCAGACATTAAACGGGTCAGGGAAATTCTTGGCCGATAGCTTTGAAACAAACACGCCCGATGTGTCATATTGATGATACCACCCGTCAAGGTAATGCCATTTATTGCCATTAAGCGCGTCTGTTGCTACCAGCATGAATTACCCGATGATTGTGTACTTGTATATAGATGTGTCCGAAGCCGTACCAGCAATGGTAAAGCCCGTACCCGGGGTGATTGTCTTGATCGCAGGGATAGCACCAACCGTACCGCCAACCGTTTTCAGCGTAATGATAATAGCTGAATCAGGCGTGACTTTGTTGTTGGTGACCGTTACTGCGGATGTGCCGTTACAGGTGAATGTACCGGTGCGGCCTTTTGTTAAGCGATTGAGATCGCCAAGCGTCATTACAGGCATTTTGTTTACTCCTTTAAAGTATTGTTTCGATTGTTAGTTGCCCACTTCCCGACTTTCTCTTACCGAAGGAAGATAAAGACGAAAACTCGTTCTGCGCTCTTGCGGAATAATAGGCTTCCATCTTTTCATCTTGGCGCAATTCTCCATGCAGCCTAGACAAAGCCTCATACATAATCATTTGATCCGCATATACAGTGAAATCATTCGTATCTGCATCAAGAGACAGGTCCGTGTAATCCTTGATGTAATATACGTTAAGCGTGTAATCATCTTGCGGGTACGGATAAACATAAAAACTCCCCGCTTTCCATGTGTAAATATCTGGGCGACCATCGCCCTCAATATCTTCCATGTCGTAACTGACCGCCGGAACCTTATGCAATGGATAGCGCATCTGACTATCTAAAATAACAAAGCCGTTCTCTGGCAGTTCAAATTGAAAATCCGTTGGCAATCCTGAAATCAATGGATCGCTTTCTGTCATGGTCAGGCTTGCATCAGCTTCATTAAACCAGAAACGCTGCTTTTTCCAGAACTTTACAGCCGCGTTAATCGCATCAGCGACATCCGATGTAGAAACTGCCGTACCTTGCACGTCTAAAAGACGGGCCGATATCTTAGTTTTCAATTCACCGAATGTCGCCATGCTTCACCTATTAGCCGTCGTAAGCTACGCCGACTTGGAATGTGATACTTGCCGTTGCGTCAGCAGCCGCCGCGATGAGTTGCACTGCAAGCCATCCGTTAGCTTCTGCCACAAAAGACAAGCCCACAGTTTCATCGACGGTCACATAACCGCCAGATTGTGCTGCCGTCGAAAGGGAAGCCCATGCGTCAACGTCATTGGTATAAGTGACGTTATCGTCATAGATATATCCCACGTTTACGGTTGTCGTACCCGCACCAAAGTCACCGCAATAGATCGACTTATCATTGATGATAAAGCGTGCGCCTTTGTTGAAGGGTACTAGTCCGACATATGCGTTTGCCGCTGTACCCGATGGAACGGATATAACGTCTTGCACAATGCGGACACAACCGTCGCGGTCAACTTTCGTTTTCAGAAAGTCTGTGTAAGTACCGTTGTATTTGGTTGGTACTACTGAAGGTGTAGTCATTGGTTTATCTCCTTATTTAATTAAGCGTGTGCTGCTGCGTATGTTGCGATGACCATAGAGCCGAT